GGCGGCGGTGGCGGTGACATTCCAGTTATTCCGTACATACCACCAGAATTCCAAGAGCCCATTATCCCATTCTTGCCAAACCCTTTTGCGCCAGACCCAACCCCACCAATTGTGCCTTTAAGTGATGCTAACCCAGGTGATGCAATAGCACAGACAGATTTGGACGCCTTAAATACTGATAAATTAATTGCGCAAGGCGTTGAAATACCAAACGTGCCAGGCCAAGAGTATCAGTTTTTTAATCCTGATATAGATTATTTTGACAATAACGACATGTACAACGAAGGCCCACAGTTTAAAAGTGAGTTGACCAATCAATTTGTTGGCACGCTCAACCCAAGCGCAGAGGGTGTACAGGCAGTACAAGCATATCAAGATTTGCTGCGCAACCAAGACACTTACACCTATTCAGACGTTGAAGATTCAGTAGGTAAATTAGCTCCATCAGTGGATTATCAGCCTATACCTAATGATTATTATGAAGGGGTACGTTCTGCGTCAGACTTTCCTTTAGGCCTATCAACGCAGGGCTACGACTTTTCAACTTACGCAGACCCAAGCAATCGAGATCGTTCAAATACAGCAACAAATCAGTTTGGCTCAACCGTAAGTGTGGGGTATGGTGGAGGCCAAGTTGACCCTGCCCTTGCCGCAGCAGCAGGCTACACCGAGCAACCTGGCGGCGTTTTATCAAGCATATTCTGCCCAACAAGCGCAGCCACGCAAGAGAGACTTGCAGATGAAATCGCAGATAGGGCGAGATCAACTGATAATTCAGCGCAAGGCAGGGCTAATGAGTTAAATGCAGCAATACAAAATGTTGGAGGTCAGGAATTGATTGATAGTGGTGCGACACTTGCCGGAGATCAAACCATGTCGCTCCAAAGCCAGTTCGGAACTCTCACAACTACACAAGTCGCAGACCAAGCAAGCCTAAGTCAAAAAGGTGTACCCACTGGAAAAGGTAGCGTCAAAAACACTCGCAAAGTTTTAGATCAAGCGGCGCGTGACGGCAATCTAGGTGCCTACGTGGATAGCTTTATGGGTAAGTTTGGTAATGACTTAGGCGGTTTCCAAGAGAAAACAGGAATAAGCAACGCAATACTAAAAGACATAGAAAAAATCGCAGCGGCGAAAGGAAGTTAAAATGGCAGGCCAAGGATCAAAGGGCGGCGGTCAAGTACAGCCAGTAAACACACAAATGGCACAAGCGAGTATGCCCCCGCCTAATACAACACCCCCGCCTAACACAACGCCGCAGCCTGCCCCGTTCAATGTAAACACGGCTGCATCTCAAGGTTTGCAAGGCGCTATGGGTGGCGTTTCAAGCGCAATGTCTCAACCGCTTAACGTGGGCGCGTACATGAACCCATACACGCAAAACGTAATTAACAACACGCAGAACGATATTGAGCGCCAGAGGCAAATGACGATTAACAACATGGGCGCGGCTGCAACCAGAGCCAACGCTTTTGGCGGGTCAAGGCAGGGCGTGGCCGAGGGTGTTACTAATGCTGAGTATGGCCGCATGGCAGCAAACGCAATTGCTCCGCTTAGAGCGCAGGGCTACAACACCGCCATGAGCAACGCAATGTCAGATCGTGCTGCGCGTGCAGGCTTTGCCGGGCAGTTAGGCGGCCTTAGCAACCAAGCTTTTAACATGGGTCGCACGCTTAACCAGGATATGATGCAGCAAGGCTTGCTACAGCAAATGCAACAGCAGCAGCTCATTGACGCCGCCAGGGGTGATTTCGCGGGTTACTCAAACAGCCCAATGCAGAGCCTATCCGCGCCACTTGCTGCGTTAGGTGCAACGCCTACACCACAGTCGCAAACGCAAACAAACAACCCCGGCATATTGGGTAGTCTTGGAGCACTTAAATATATTTTTCCAGGTGCTTTACCGTTCGGTTGATGAAATATTAGGAGATGGCAATGGCGCAAAGAAATGGCGTTCTTAGTAAATTTGGCAACAATGTACAGCGCGGGTTTGGCCGTTTAGGCGATGCCATAACTGGTCGTGATCAAGACGCAAGCGATAGATTAGCAATTGGTTTAATGAGTTTGTCAGGTGGAGATCCACGACAGCTACGGCCTTTGATGCAAATGGCGGCGAACGACATACAAGAACGTAAAAAATTAACACAGACAAATAAAAGCATTGAATATTTACGGTCAGTAAACCCAGAGCTTGCCAGAATGGCAGAGCAAAACCCATCTATGGTGGGAAACATATTAAGTTCATTAGCCAGCAGTAATTTAAAAGGGTCAGGTAAAATAATGAGCCACACCCAATTGCAAAAATTCTTTCCAAATTCTGCAATCCCGGAGGGGCTGTACAATGTAATGGAAAGAGACGGTCAAATTATTGACGCAAAGAAAGTTGGCGGCGGCGGTCAAACATTTAATCTCGGCGGCAAAGACAACCCAGAAAATAAATTAAACGAAGAATTATTTAAGAGGCAAGGAATTAGCTTTGGCAAAATGTTAGACTCTGGTTCCACGGCTGGACAAACAAAGATCGATTTAAACATATTACAAGAAATTGCTCCGTTTCAACCATCCGGCCCAGTCACTGGGCGTTTAGCGAGACTGTTTCCAGAAGCAAACGACCTGGCTGCCGTTAGGGAAAGTATTGTTAAAAGAATTGCGCCAGCTCTACGAGTTGAAGGTTCCGGCTCCACGTCTGATATTGAATTTAACGCGATGCTTAATTCTTACGGTAGCTTGCTAAACACGCCGGAAGCTAACGCCGCAATTTTATCAGTTTTCCAAGCTAAGGCTCAATACAACATAGATAGAGCGGCGATAGTCAGGGAATATATGTCAAGCGATGCCCCAGACAGATTGAGAATTGCAAATGAAAAGTTAGAAGCTTTGGATAACTCCACTGGAATACAGCCGCAAGTCAAAGCAATACTCGCAAATTACCAAAATACTTCAGCTCCAACATCTAATGAGTCTAGCTCCATGACTTGGGACCCTACCTTAAATGATGGTCGGGGAGGATTTAAGTAATGGCAGAGGAAGACTTTGTAACAATTAATTTGCCTGAGCCAATTAACGGAGTATCTCAACTGCGTTTCCCGAGCTCGATGAGCCAGGAGGAAATGGCGGAGCGTGTCAGGGAATTCACCGGGCAAAATAAAACCTTCATTGAAAAAGGTATTGGCGCGATTGACAGTACGATTGACTGGTTTAAGGGGGGTAAAAGAGATGAAACCATACCCTTAGCTTTGCAGTCAAATCTTGGGCTGCCAGGTGACAAGGCAGCAAAAATGGTGTCATTGTTAGCGACAACCGCCAGTGATGACCGTCTACAGTCAGGTATAAAAGAAATACTGCCTGGCGCCTCCTTTGCAAAGGATGAATTTGATAATTTAGTTGTCATATCCCCAGTTTACAAAGACGGCCAGCCCACGCAGCAATTCACAAGATTTTACCCAAATCCAAAAGGATTAGACGCCACAGATTTAAAGCAGGGGTCTGGCGTTTTAGCTGCCGCAAATCCCATTATGAAGGGGCTTAAAGTAATAGGAGCACCCGTCACGGGCATGATCGGCAGTGGCTTAATTGGTATGACCGAGAGCGGTTTAATTGAGGCAATAAGCTCCAAGCTTTCCAACGTGCCCTACCAGGTATCGGATATTCCTTTGGGTGGACTTGGCGGTGCGCTGGGCGAAAAAGTGATTTCACTTGGCGCAAAATTAGCCAATATTTTTAAACGTGACCCCGGCGCGTTGTTTGACAAGTATGGCGTGTTAGATCCCAAAATTGACAAGCAACTCCAGGAGGCTGGCATAGATCCAGACACTGTCACTCCAGACACGCTGAAAGATATAATTGACAACGTAAATAAAGGCGTAGACCCGGCAGAGGCCGCCGTGTCGGCTGAAGCGCAAAATTTACCAGTGGCTGTCCCTATGACGTCGGGCGCGGTTACTGGTGACGCCGGGCAACAACTCTTTGAGGATGCCGCCGAAAAGGGTGCATTTGGAGAAACGGCGCGAAATTTAATCAGTGGCAGAAATGCAGAAACGCAAACCGCGATACAGCAAAACGTCCCGGCGATACGCGACAGAATTGCCGGGGATAGTCCAATCGTTGAAAAGCCTGGCGACGCTGGGCCAGTCGTGCAGCAAAACTTGGTGGATCAAAAAGATGCGGCAAGCGCCCAGGCTAACAAACTATATGACGAGGCTAGAGCAAGCGGCCCGGCGTCAATGGACCCGGACGCCGCTAACTCAATGGTTGACCAAGTTGTCGCCGACATGGGTCAAAACTTTGAATTCAGCAACATACCAAAGACGGCAAACTTAATAAAAAGATTACAAGAGTTAGGCGGCGATGGGGCTGACGTGCGAGAGTTGTTTGCGTTGCGCACAAAAATTACAAATTTAGGATCTGAGGTTGGGGTGGAAGGAAAGGCCGCGATCAACCTTAAAAATAAATTTGACGATATTTTAACAGACGCGATGGAAAGTGCTCTGATTTACGGCGACCCTAGTACGGTTGCGAAATGGAAATCTGCCGTATCTAATTATAAGGATTTCGCAAAAAAGTGGAATTCAAAGGGCGACATATTAAAGGCACTGACCGAAACTCAAAATGGCAGTCTGAAGGTTTCGCCCGAGGCCGCGTCGAATTACATTTTTAACGTGACAACAAATCGCTTGAGCACAAACCCAAAAATGGCGGCACAAATACTAAAGTTAAAAAATACACTCCCGAAGGAAGAATTTGACCAAATACGCCAGGAAGCGTTTTTAAGATTAGCCGCTGCCGGCAAGTCAGCTCGCTCAGACATTGATTTATTTTCCGGCGCAAAATTTAGAAGCAATTACACCAATATATTTGATAATAACCCTACCCTTATAAAAACATTATTTAACCCGGAGGAGCGAGCATTAATTGAGCAATTTGCTAATGTGGCGGCCAGGGCAACCGGCGGAGCTAAAAATTCATCCAACAGCGCAAACGCAGCCTTTACAATTTTAGGACGTTTAGCTGGCGCTTTTGGAGCGACAAACACCGGGCAATTTTTTACCCGAGTTGTGGGCGCGGACATGGTGAGAAAAGCTTACGGCGGAGCGCGAGCGGCGAACGCACTCAATTCTCAATTTTCAAGGCAACCATTTCCACTACGAGCGGCAACTGGAGGATCGGCAGCAACCACGGAAGACAGTCGGCGAGAGATAGAAAATCAGGTTAATCGCACATTCAATTTAAATTTAGGTTTGGTGCAGTAAGGATATATCGATGGAATTAAAAGCAAAAACCAAAGAAGAAATCGCAAGCATCGTCCAGGACGCAATGCAAAGCGCGGTTGATTTTGTCGAAAGCGAAATATCCGACGAACGCATAAAGGCTCAGCGTTACTACGACGGCGAAAGTGACATAGGCTACGAGGATGGCCGGAGTAAGTGTGTCGCCACGAAGGTGAGAGACGTTGTCAGGGCGACCAAACCGAGCATAATGAGGGTATTCCTGAGCACCGCAAAGCCGGTGGAGTACGTCCCGAAGGGCCAGGAAGACGTCGCTATGGCGGAGCAAGCCACAGATTTTATGCATCACGAATTCCAAAGGCTCAACGGCTACAGAGTGTTAAACGACGCGATACACGACGCCCTCGTAAAAAAGCAAGGCATCGTAAAATGTTACTTTAAGACATACTCGAAAGCCAAAATATACACGGAGACTGATCTCAGCGAGGACGACTTAAATTTTTTACTGGCGGACCCGGAAGTTCGCTTACTAGAGCAAGAGATGGAAATGCGGATGACTGCCAACGAGTTTGGCGTAGAGGTCGAGGCTCCCGTATTTAGCGTAAAGATTTCTCATGGCGGCATGAAGGGTCAGTTGTGCCTGGAGAGCGTCCCACCAGAAGAATTTTTTATAAACCGAGACGCCAGGACAATTGAGGATAGTTACATCGTGGCTCACCGCACAGAGATGCGAGCTGGCGACCTGGTGGAGATGGGTTTCGACCCGGAGGAAGTATTTAACCTAGATAGCCTAGACAGCGGCTCCGAGATTACGGAGACTGAGGTTTTAGCCCGGCAAGGATACAACGAGGATTTTTCTGATCAGGATGGCGCCGATCCGGCGATGAAAAACGTCACTGTGACTGAGGCGTACATGAGGATGGACGTGGACGGCACTGGAGTGCCAGTTTTGCATAAATTCCTACTTGGCGGCACTAAATACGAATTGCTAGACTACGAGCCTTGTGACGAAGTCCCACTGGTTAAATTAGAGGTCGACCCCGAGCCACACAGTTTCTACGGGCGCTCCCTGGCTGAGCTTATTTGGGATGACCAGGACGCCTCCACGGCTATTTTGAGGGGTGTCTTAGATAACGTCGCACTGTCAAACTCCCCTCGCCTGGGCTTCATCGAAGGAGCTGTCGACGTTTCTGACCTTATGAATGGCGAAATTGGCGGCCTTGTCAGAATGAGGCAAGCCGGGGCGATACAAGACTTGTCAGTGCCATTTACTGCCGGCCAGACACTTTCCGCCCTCACATACATGGACAAGCTTGTAGAGCAAAAG